TAAAAATTCTTTATGGGATAGAGTGTTTATCCTGAATAATAAGAGTAAGTATTATTAAGAAATAGAAACAGTGTGTAAGATCGTTGTTCAATAAATGATCATTATAAGTGGTTTGTAAAACATTATGGGTGGAAATGTAGGTTAGATGAGAACTCATAATACAATATAATAGATTATGCTTTTAATCTTTGTAACAGAGAGAAATATGAAGGTGAACATATAGTTCTTAATGTAGTTCGAGGATAAAGGGACGGAGCTTTATTTCATAATAGCGGTAGATATTCAGTATTGCCATCTAAATTATAAGCAGAATCTTGGTCTGCTAATTTCTATAGTCGTTTATATAATAGAGATAAGACATATTAATAATTAGATTAAACTATAATAATAAGGCAGTAGAAGATAATTAAACTAGATACCATATTTACTACTTTTGATGTCCCAACTATAGGAATATTATAATAAATAGATATTGGTTACAATATATAATTATGTTTGGTTACTGCTAAATATATATAAGAATATTAGGAAAATTTGAGATATAATTATACGCGATAACATTATAATGCACAATATCTCTCAGACTATAATCTTGAATTAGATAAACCTGCTGAATATAGTCCAAATTTTATTATAGATGCTGTTAATTAAAAACAATCAATGTATGATCCTAAGAGTGTAGATATTGATAATAAAATTTATTCGCTGATTGTTTAATAGTTACCGTAGTATATTGAGACAAATAAAAAATAAAATACTACTATATGCGATCCTTATTAAGAGCTATAAGTATAATGTTTTGTGGGGATGAAAATACATAAAATAAGGTCAGTTCAGAGATAAAAATAATTTGATGATCTTAATATTTTAGAAGCTAAAATATAAACGTAGAGTTCTTATTCATAAGATATGTCATAACCAGTGATATTAACTTAAAGTTCTTTTTCTTAAGGATTAATTTAGGATATAGGAGAGAATTATTTACCTAAGTTATAAGAATTTATTTCAAGTAATTATAAAATAATAACTGTAATGCTAAATCTATTAACATTATTATTTTTTATGAATATAAATATATTAAATTATTTATATGAGTTTTGTGGTGTTTTGCTGTATTATATCTCACCTTCTGTTGATTATATAAATACTGTATCTTTATAGAGTATCATTAATAAGTTTTTCCCTTATGTAAATTACTTGTTTGAAAATATTAATGTTCCATTTAAAGTCAAGAAAATAGTAATAGGATCCATTAGAACATTAGTTAAAAAGAGTGTTCCTGTTCATCAAAGAAAATAACAGTATTACGATAGTAAAGAAAGGAACTATTTGGCTCTTAAGGAAGTATCCTTTTATGATATATATGGATAGGAAATTGAAAATACAGATGCATAAAATATATTTGATTATTATAAGCAGCATTGCTAGTGCAATAAAGTAAAAATGAAAGAGGAAATATTGTAAGAAGACACGCAATTTGCCTTACAAAATGTGACTTTTACTAGTTGCCCATTAGGGAGTGTAGCTGCTATATGTGGTAGAATGGCATCGGGAAGAATTCTACCAGCTAGTGCCAGTTTAAATGAGTTTGAATAATACATAAAATAAAGCAAATTGTTATATAAACTTATTGACACTATTAGATCAATTACTCCTTATACCATGTAAGAATATTTAGATCATGTTAAGTAAACAGACTTAGATAAGTCTAAGAAATACAAGAAAGCTTGGGAAGATTTCTTGTGTAGTGGAGAGTATAGAAATGTTTACGAAGTATTTTGTAAAACAGGAGAATATCATTTATTTTCAAATTATGTTGATCCCTCAATTAGTGCTAAACGAAACCGAGTCATTTTTAATCCATCTGATGTAATTAAAGTAGTTGGAGGTTGGATAAGTTATAATTGTTTGAGAGGATTAAAGACGTTCGATTAATAATATTATGTTGAGATTTGGATTTATAATAAAAAGAATAATTATTTACTTAGGATTATGAATATTTATAGTAAAGTAGTAATGATGAAATTAGTTTTATTATGAATGATGGAGATTAGCATGATAGTAGATAACATTATTAGCTGATAAATTTAGTAGATAATTTTGTTATAGATAATGTTCTAGAACATATAATGAATGTTGAGCCTCTCTTAACTCAAAAACATTATAAGTAAGTTAAGAAAATTGTTTTAGACATGGAAGCTAATTTTAGAGTTTATTGGAAAAATATTGCTTCTAAGAAAAGATAGGTTTAAATTCGGGGTGTATTAAAGGGAACGGTTTTTTCCGGGCACCCTACTAGAACAACATTTGGAAATACGTTGAGAGTAATTTTATACAATAAGTTCATTATGTATAAAGCTGGAATTTAAGATCATTAATATAAATTACATGTTAATGGAGATGACACTTTATTAATGGTTTAAAAGAAATAGGTTAATATGGTATTATAAACATTTAAGAATATTGTCTATCATCTCAATGGGGATTCTAATATCTAAGCAGTATATGGATTGGGTTAAGCGACTAAAGGTGTAGAGAATAATGATAGATATTTTACGTTTTTATCATTACTTGGGACATATGTGCATGGATAAGGTATAAGATTATTTAGAAATTTACCACGAATTTTAATATAATAATAGTTTTCTGATAGTATGGTTATAGATAAAACTGCAATCAAAAAGAAAAATGATGTTTAAAAATTATTATAATAAAGTCTCGTTAATTCTATACATTTATCTGGTCATTCTTTAGATTTCGTAAAAAATTTAGTGGATAAAAATGGAGGAGCTTCTAAATCATTAAATTTAGAGATCACATCAAGGGAGAGCCCATATAGTTTTAATTATAAGAAATTATAGTTTTCTGATATATCAAATTATAATGATAATGAAATATATGCAGATATCTTATAGAATATAGGTGATGTAAATTTAAGATTTGGAGAGTATGAGAGTGTTTGTATGGAAGCATTTAATAATTAATATCATACAATAAGTAGTGTATATGATAAGAATAGAATGTTTTAATATTAAGATAATGATCGAGATTTAACTTAAGATATGATAGTTAAAGAGGGTAAAGTAATCATAGGCTCAATTGGAGCGGTTGGAGGTGGCACGCATAAAGTGTAAAATAACTTTTTTGAATGTTACAAAAAGTGTTAATATACTTTGTGTTATGATTAACCTAATTAGTTATCATTGGAAAACTATTCATGATGAACATGGCTAGTTTGAAATTAAATAATTACAAACGAAAATAAACAAAACCCCGTTTCTGGTGGAATGAATACCGCTGTTCTAGGATAATAGAATACTGAGTAAAGTAAGACGACTACTCTTTTAGAAAAGTCTCATATTCTCTTAAACTAAAATGATTTAGTTTAAGAAGACATTAATTAAGATAGCTTAATTGATAATATTTAAATTCCTCTTATAGATTAAAATTGTGAAGTTTTTAAAATTACTCCATGTCCTATTATCATAGGTGTAATATTAAATTAAAGAGGATTATAGAGTGTTAAAGATTAGCTTAAAAATAACCCAAAATTATCAAAAGCAACCTTGACAAACTAAGCTAAGAAAAAACCATAATTTGTTGTCAGCAGCAAAAAGATACCTAAGAATTCGAAAGTTAATACAAACAATAATAAAACTAAAATACCTGTGAAGGTTTTGAATAGTGGGAAAATTCTTATAGGTATGATAAAGAATAGTCGAAAGAATAGATAAGATAAAATCTAGAAAAAATTAAGTTAAGTTAATTTAGATCCATTTGTCAAAAGTGTACTTAAACCTTTTGACACTTTACCAATTAAACCATATTTTGACTACCCTTTAAACACAAGCTTAATAGAGTAAACATTAGAATATTAAGTAAGTGCTACTAAATCAGACGGAACTCTTACTACTCCTGTACCATTTGATACATATGGAGTCGCAGTTGGAATTTTTCCTCATGCGTTTAATGACTTTGGAAAAGGTTTGTCATACTTTAATGGAGAACCAGTAGAAGGTATTTAATATGCACCTAGCGGATACTTAGGGAATTATAGATTTTATTAGTAATATAAAAGTGGGTCTGGAACTTATTCTGATGTTATTGTTAATGACGTATCTCCATTAGCAATTAAAAATTCAAATAATAGCAGTAAGACTTATTGGGGAAAGAATAATGATTCTACAGCTAGGTGGACATCTGCAAGAGTTGTTAGGTGTGGAGTGAGATTGATTCCCACAAGCGCATAATTAAATAGATCAGGTTTGATATAAATAGTATAGATACCTGGTAAAGATTTGGATGTAAATATGGTAGGCACATTGGGTTAAGGATCAATAGTGATTCCATTTCCAAATACAAGCCAAATTAAGACATATCCTACAAGCTATGAAGCTAGTAATGCTTCTAATAATCGATAGCACGATTATTGTTGGATACCAATAGACCCTATGGACGCTGTATTCGTTTAAGATTAATTGTCAGATAACTCAGCATCTGGTAATATATAGTAAGTCAGCGGTGATATGTCTACTTTTTCTAATCATTTTAGAAATGCAATTTATATTTTAGCTACTGGATTAGCAGAAAAAGATAGTTTTAGATTAGAAATAAAAATATGTTACGAATTTGTCCCTACTACAACATTTAGGTAGTGGACTGATTCTACAGGCCCTAGAGCTAAGCTGGAAAATCAATAGAAGTTGAAAGATCTAGTGATTAGCAACCCATTAGCTTAGAGTATATAAGAAGGTTGTGATATTGGATAATTTCTATTAAAGAGCGGATAATCTTTATTAGAAACTGGCTTAAAGAGTGGTTTAATTTAAGAATTGGCTACTACTGCTTGGAGGGGTGTTTCTGCAACAATGTTTTGAATGAGATATATCATACGATTATTTATTTAATTTATTATATATATATATATCTTGTTAACTACTTTTACCACAGAAAAATGTACTTCTTTGTACGACTTAATGTATATATCCGATATATTAAGAATAGGATAAACATAGTGCTATATATGTTTATTCTGAAAGCCCTATTAATATAGTATTGTAGGTTTTTACTGTTTCTATTGTGAAAATATGGTATATTTAGAAGAAAC